CGTGGAACTACATTAGATAATTCTATTGTTATAATTGATGAGTGTCAGAACTTAAACTTCCATGAGTTAGATAGTATTATCACTCGTGTAGGACAAGACAGTAAGATTATATTCTGTGGTGATGCAGCACAAACTGATCTACAAAAGATTAGTGAACGTACAGGCATCATTGATTTCCAACGTATCTTACAGAACATGGATGAGTTTTCTATGATTGAGTTTGGCATTGACGATATCGTTAGGTCTGGTCTTGTTAAGTCTTATCTTATTAATAAAATCAATCTGGGTTTATGAAACTCTTTAATCATGTAGGTGGCATTGATCCCATTGAGATGTCTGCAGAGATGGTTAATGGGAAGCGTATGTACCTCACACCTGAGGGATATAAGTTTCCATCTGTCACTACAGTGATTAGTAACAATGCTAAAAAGAAAGCAAACATTGCACGTTGGCGTGCTAGAGTAGGAGAGGAAAAAGCAAATGCTAAAACCACTCGTGCTACAGGTCGCGGCACAAAGTATCACTCTATTGCAGAGGATTATTTTAACAACGAATTAGACCTAAAAAAGTACAAGAAGTATCCACTTCCTGTGCTCATGTTCCACCATTCTAGGGATACTCTAGACCGTATAAATAATATCATCTTACAGGAAGCTGCGCTCTACTCCAAGCATTTAGAATTGGCAGGTCGCGTTGATTGTATCGCTGAGTTTGATGGAGTGCTGTCCATTATTGATTTCAAGACAGCAGAACATCCTAAGCGTGAAGAATACTTATACGACTACTTCGTTCAAGAAACAGCATACGCATGTATGTTGCAAGAAAAATATGGGATGACTGTTAAACAGCTCGTCACAATCGTTGCTTGTGAAAACGGAGAGACCCAAGTTGTAGTGCATCCTCCTAAGAAAGAATATTTTCTCACATTGATGAGCTACATCTCGGAGTATCAAGAACGGCATGGACAAGAAACAATTATTAGAGGATAGATTTATGACATCTGCGAAGTTTTCGCAGGAAGTGGAGAAGATTGCATTACACAATCCAGAAATGAATTACATTGATTCGGTTATCCACTACTGTGAAGAGAATGAAATTGAATTAGATAGTGTAAATAAATTAATCAGTAAACCACTGAAAGAAAAACTTCGTTATGAAGCACAACAATTAAACTTCATGAAGAAAACATCCAGAGCAAAATTAATGTTAGTATGACCTTCTTTCAATCGGATATTATTAAAGGTGACATCCAAGAGATGTTAGAGTTACAGCAGTTCTGTTTCAGATCTGCTATGAATTTTGTTCTTCTTGATAAAGATAGGAAGATGGAATACTTTGAAGCTCTAGAGAAATTAATAGACAAACAAAAAATATTCTATGCTCGTGCTAAACTAAGTGATGATCCTGAGGCTAAGTCAGTGGTTGACACAATGAAACAAGGTGTTATAATGTTAGGTGCTACTCCTAATACTACTATAGAAGAAATGTTCGATGAACTCGTACAAAAAGTAGCAAATATGAAAAAACAAACAGAGGCAGGGGCTTGACGCCCGTTCCCTTGCCTGTTATTATGTTTCAGTGATAGGGCAAATAAACCAAATCCAAATTAATCTAATTAAATCCTATGTCATTCGCAGATCTAAAGCGTAAATCTCAGAACAACTTCTCATACCTTCAGAAGGAACTAGAGAAGTCATCCAGCGGTAAGAACGTTGATGAAAGGTTCTGGAAACCAGAGGTTGACGCTGCTGGTAACGGCTATGCCGTGATCCGATTCCTTCCTGCCACAGAAGGTGAAAGCATTCCTTGGGCAAAAGTGTACTCCCATGCCTTCCAAGGTGTTGGTGGTTGGTACATTGAAAACTCTCTGACTACAATCAACGAGAAGGATCCCGTTGGTGAGGTCAACCGCCGTCTCTGGAACAGCGGTGCTGATGAAGACAAAGAGACTGCTCGTAAACAGAAGAGGAAACTCTCCTACTACAGCAACATCTATGTCGTGAAGGATCCTAAGCATCCAGAAAATGAAGGTAAGGTATTCCTTTACAAGTATGGTAAGAAGATCCATGATAAGATCCTCGCTGCTATGCAACCTGAGTTCCAAGACGAGACTCCTGTCAATGTCTTTGACCTTTGGGAAGGTGCCAACTTCAAGTTAAAGATTAAAAAAGTTGCAGGATTCTGGAATTATGACAGTAGTGAGTTTGATAGTGTGTCTGCTCTTAGTGCAGATGATGATGAACTTGAAGCGATCTGGAAGAAAGAATACTCATTAGAGGCATTCACTGCAAAGGATCAGTTCAAGACATATCAAGAACTAGAAAACAGATTGAATCTTGTTCTAGGTATAGGGCAACGTCCTGTTGCTCGTCCAGTTGATGAGTCTCTTGAAGACTTGAGTGAAGGTCTTGGATATGATCACACTGCTGATCGTTTCAATGAGAAAGCAGCAGCTCCTTCTCCTGTAAAGAAAGAAGCAGTTGTTGATGATGACGATGCGTTGTCATACTTCGCAAAACTTGCTGAAGAATAACTGAATGAAAAAATACCTTGAGGTATTCAAGCATCCACTAACCCAGATCAATGTAATGGTTCTGGGTTTTTTAATTCTTGTACAGATGATTCACACCAGAGCACACCATTCATATGAAGTTGATGTTCATGGTTATGTAAATCAGTTCATAGAAAAGAATCCTGATGCTTGTCCAGAATCCGATTGGTGATTCCATAAAACTGCAAAAAAAATTCGGGCAAATTTTTGCCCGAAAAAGTCAACCAGTTTTCTTAAGACGCTGACTAATATAGTTGGCGTCTTTTTTATATAAATTCTTTCTCCTAAAGTCATCTACAAATGACTGGAAGTAAGTAGGTTTGAGTAAATATATTTCTCTTTTCTTTTCATTCTCACTATAAAAATGTTCAGAGACAGTAACAGGACTGCAGATTTCATTACCATTTTTTGTTGATACTACACCATCTATGTTAACTTTGTGTTGTGCATTATAGAATGTTTCATCAACATGTAAACCAGCAGCGTACTGACCTATCTTTATTGTTTCATAGTGATGTATCGTACTGTATGCATCATCATATTCTGACTCCAATACTTTACTAATTTCATAGTTAGTCATTGGCCAGTCATACTGTGCATTGACCATGTTATTTGTCAATAGAATTACCCAATCATAAAATGGATCTCCGTATGCTTTGAGTGCTAGACTATCAGGACGTTCTCCATCTACAATTGCATACTTACTAAAGAAAACAGCATATGAGAAGATGTCATCATTTATTTTGTATCTACGAAAGAAATTCTTAGCAGTTACAAAGTCTGACTCTGAGAAAGGATAACTGATTGGTTTCTCATCATATTCTATGTTTGGTAGTAAAGAAAAATACATTAAAAACCTCTGTCTTCTATGTCTTCTGAGAATACAAGTTTTGTTTCCATGAAACTAATTTTTATTTCTGTTGCCACTGGACTGCTTCCACTAAATGTTGCATAAACATTGTCAGGAGTATAGTTTACATTGACATCTGTGATAGCACACATCTTATATCTAGGAAGGTAAATATTTCTACTAGCACCCCTCATAAAATTAACAGCACATACCTTAGGAACTTGAATGAATCCAGCTTGTAGCGCATCATTTTCCATACCAAAAACCTCAACTCCCTCACCAAGCTGGTACTGAGGTAACATTGCTTTTTTAAATATTTTAATGATACCATTCATATTTTCGACATCTGTTTCATCATATGGTGCCATCTTAAATGTAAGATCAAACGTTCTTAGTTCCATGCTCTGAAATAGAACTTCTACATTAGGGTTTCTTGCAACTCCAGATATACCACCAAAAACATCTCCTGTACTTATTGTATCTCCTGTTATTTTGTTAGCAAGACCAGTGATCATTGCTGCAGCTGCATTTGCTCTTCCTTTACTAAATGATGTAGTTGCAGCATCAACTATGCCTTTTAACTTATCCTCAGTCTCACCTTGACCAGCAGCTGCTACTAACCCAGTTGTCAAAGCTCCAAATTTTTTACCTTCCCATTTTGCAGCAAATCCATCTTGAACATCTTGTGGCATATACAGGAGGATCTGTTTATACTTTTTATCTTTAAAGTATTCATTTGCATATCCACTGGCATTATATTGATCTAAGGTTTGATTAAGTACTTCCTGACCTTTACCACCATATACCTTTCCTTTAAATGGTGGTCTGTAATCATAGAAATCAAACATTACAAAATCTTCACCTTCGTCAATTAACATGTCATGAGGAAATCTAAGTGAAGTTCCAGAACCATCTACAGCAGCACCATAATCATTTTTAGATGGACTGATTTTCAAGTTGGAGTAAGGAGTCTCTGTATCAATTGCAGCATCTCCTCTAGGGTATTCCGACTTTAATTTTTGAATATCTGATACAACTTTTACTTCATAAAGTTTGTTTTTACCAATCAAACTATTAGGGAAACTTTGAT